GAATAGTATACGATTACAGACCTGTAGTTGAAAGACCAAAGCCTACAATGTCTAACTTCTTCGCTAAGTTGTTCAAACCAGCCATAGACAGAAAGATAGCTGGAGCGATTGCAGAAGGTGCAAAAGCAATGGGTGGAAGGCTTGAAAATGATGACACTGTAACTATACCATTAAAAAGGACAACACCACCGACAAGGGAAGAAATAAAAAAATACCAAGCGTTATCAGATGAAGCTAGAAAAAAAGAAGAAAAGAAACCCTCTCGCTTTGGGGATCTGGGGATGCCAGACCTATCTAAATATAAATCTTACGAGTCATTAGTTGACCAAGGGTTAATGGGTGCTGGAACAGATATTAGCCAACAAATAGATAAGTTATTTAATCCTGGTAATTTAACGTTAAAAGATTTGAGGTTTAATCGTGGTCGCTAAGAAATATCAAAATCCATCAGGTGGACTAAACGAAGCAGGTAGAAAATACTTTAACAGGAAAGAAGGGTCTAACCTAAAAGCACCACAGAAATCTGGAACAGATGGTAGGCGTGTTAGCTTTGCGGCACGATTTGCTGGTATGGATGGTCCAATGAAAGATAGTAAAGGCAGACCAACAAGACTTGCATTAGCTCTCAAGGCTTGGGGATTTGGTTCAAAAGAAGCGGCTAGAAACTTTGCACAAAGGAATAAAAAATCATGATGAGATTAGACGCAAGACAAGTAATGGATAGATCTAAGAAAGCCTTTGGCAGAAAAGATCTATGGAGAACAGTATATGAGGATTGCTACAGATACGCTTTACCTCAAAGAAATTTATATGACGGATACTACGAAGGTCATGTACCTGGTCAGAATAAAATGAACATGGTATTTGACAGTACAGCTATTCATTCCACACAAAGGTTCGCTAATCGAATCCAATCAGGCTTGTTCCCTCCCTACAAGAAGTGGTGCAGATTAGAACCTGGGGATGATATTCCACCAGAGAGAAGAGCAGAAGTACAACAAGCACTTGATATTTACCTCGACAAGATGTTTACAGTACTAAGACAGTCAAACTTTGATTTGGCTATCGGAGAGTTTCTGCTCGACCTCTGTGTAGGAACAGCGGTTATGTTAGTACAAGAAGGTGATGACATTAACCCAATTAAATTTACAGCAATACCACAATACCTAATAGCATTAGAAGAAGGTCCAAGTGGTACAGTTGATAATGTGTATCGTAAATACAAACTAAGAGTTGAGGCTATTCAAAGAGAGTTCCCTGATGCAGAGATGCCTTCATCATTATTAACATTAATGAAAAACAAACCTCAAGAGCAAGTAGAACTAACAGAAGCTGTGATACTAGACCCAGAAAGAAAAGACTTCTGCTATCACTTAGTCTATGAGAAAACAGGTGAAGAGTTAATCTACAGAAGAATGAATGAAACACCTTGGGTTGTATCACGTTATATGAAAGTAGCTGGTGAAGTATTTGGTAGAGGACCATTGGTAACTGCTATCCCAGATATTAAAACACTAAACAAAACATTAGAGCTACTACTCAAGAATGCGTCTATCGCTTGTGCTGGAGTGTACACAGCGGCAGATGATGGTGTTATCAATCCATCAAACATCAGAATTACACCTGGTTCTATTATACCAGTTGCTAGGAATGGTGGACCACAAGGTGCATCACTAGCACCATTACCACGTTCTGGTGATTTCAATGTATCACAAATTGTTATTAACGATCTAAGAATGAATATTAAGAAAACATTGTTGGATGATACATTGCCACCTGATAATATGTCAGCTCGTTCTGCTACTGAGATTGTAGAAAGAATGAAAGAACTAGCACAGAATATGGGTTCTGCATTTGGTAGATTGATTACAGAAACAATGGTTCCTATTGTAACCAGAGTATTATCTATTATGGATAAGAAAGGATTAATACAATTACCATTGAAGGTTAATGGACTAGAAGTTAAGGTAGTACCAATCAGTCCACTAGCTAAAGCACAGAACTTAGAGGAGATAAATGAAATAATGCAGTTCGTACAAATCGCAGGTTCGTTAGGACCTGGTGGTATTGCAGAGATGAAACCAGATCTTATTGCTACTTATATTGGTGATAAGTTGGGTATCCCATCATCACTGAGAACAACACCACAAGAAAAGCAGGCTATCATACAGCAAAGTATGCAGATGGCTATGCAAGGTCAGGGCATGGGACCACAAGGTCAGCCAAGTCCTGAAGGACCACCTATGGAAGAACCAGCAAGTGCAATGGCTGATGAGGTTAGTGCATGAGCAGAAATGGGTGGGATGGCATAGAGGTTTTAGATGAAACCCCTATGAACATACTAGACGACCAGTATTCTATTGATAAATCTTTTGCTAGAACATTTGAGACCGAACAAGGTCAAAAGGTTTTAGAGTTTCTTATTAGTAAAACATTATCACAACCGACTTGGATTCCTGGTAGTGAAACAAGTTTTGGTTACGCACGAGAAGGTCAGAATAGTATAATTAGAGAAATTCAAATGAGAATAGCGAGGGCGAAAAAATGAATGACGAAAAAGAAATATTACAAGATGGTTTAATGGCAGATGCGACACCTGCTTCAGAAGAGGAAAAAGAAATTGATCCCACTGAAGTAGAGATACCGCATCTTGTAGAAGATCAACCTGATCCAGAGCCAGTAGCCAAAGAGGCATTGGTTAAACCAGAATACTTAGAAGATAAGTTCTGGGATGCAGAAGATGGAGTAAAGGTAGAAGATCTGAACAATTCTTACAAAGAACTACAAAAACAGTTCTCAATGGGTAAACACAAAGCACCAGCAGAATATGATTTATCTGCTTTTGATGGTATTGATGTTGATGAAGATCCATTGGCTAAAGAATTCGTTGATTGGGCAAACGAGAATAAACCAACACAAGAAGCGTTTGATAAGCTTGTTGGTAAGTTCAGAGAGTTAGCCGAAGTTCAAGAACAGGCAAGTACTATCAACGTAGAAGAAGAAACAGCAAAGCTAGGACCTAATGCTCCACAGATTATCAATGGTATGAGACAATGGGCACAAGGATTAGTAGCTAAAGGTGTTTGGTCAGAGGATGACTTTGAAGAATTTAAAGTTGCAGGTGCTACAGCTAATGGTATCAATATGATTAATAAACTAAGAAGATACTATGGTGAGCAACAAATACCGACAGCAACTGTAGATATGGATGGTATGCCAAGTAGAGATGAACTCTATGAGTTGGTAGCAAGTCCAGAATACAAGTCTGATCCTAACTTCAGAAGAAAAGTAGAGCAACAATTTGCTAGAGCATTTCCTGGAGTAGCGACCTCGACTGGCGATATTTAAATAGTTCTTGTATTTATTCTAAAAATATCTTATCCTATTAGCGAGATAACGAATGTCCTATTCGCCTCTGGCTGGTGTGGAAGTACATCATTTTTTAGCCGAGGTTTCCCTCGATAACTAAAGTAACTATAATATTAATTTGTGTTAAACAAGGAGTAAACTATGGCACAGTCAATTACTAATGCTTTCGTTACTTTGTTTGATGCCGAGGTTAAACAAGCATATCAAGCAGAATCAGTTCTACTTAATGCTGTTAGGCTAAGACAAGGTGTACAAGGCAACACTTACAAGTTTCCTAAACTTGGTAAGGGAAGTGCGACTGCTAGAATTCCTCAGACAGATGTAACTCCACTAAACGTAACTTACTCACAAGTAACTGCGACAATGGAAGATTACAATGCGGCTGAGTATTCAGACATTTTCCACCAAGCTAAGGTGAACTTCGACGAAAGGTCAGAACTAGTTCAAGTAGTTTCTAAAGCTATTGGGCGTAGAATGGACCAATTAATTATTGATGCACTAGATGCAGAAGCATCTCCATCAACAGTAGCTAACACAGTTGTTACATCAGGATCAGCAACTGCTTCAAACCTAAACGTTGGTAAACTAATTGCCGCTAAAAAAGCATTAGATGCTAACAACGTTCCGTTTGATGACAGACACATTGTTATCCACGCTAACAACTTAGCAGGTCTACTAGGTGATGAAAGAGCTGTTTCAGGCGACTTCGCATCAATCAAGGCTCTTGTTTCAGGAGAAATCAATACATTCCTAGGTTTCAATTTCCATGTACTTGGAGATAGAGACGAAGGTGGTTTGTCAATTGATGGCTCAAGCGACAGGAAAGTTTTCGCATTCCATAGATCAGCTTTAGGTATGGCTGTTAATATGGCACAAAAAACTGAAATCAACTATATCCCAGAAAAAACTTCTTTCTTGGTTAATAGCATGTTCTCAGCTGGTGCTATTTCTATTGATGGCGAAGGCATTGTAGAAATCACTTGTAGAGAATCATAGGAGGATATTATGGCTTATAGTGCAACAAACTTACAACCGATAGGTGGTCAAGCTAAAGCTGGTAATGCTCCTCAAATGTGGAGCTACACTGCACCAGGAACAGATACACTTGCTGACATAAACACAGAAGGTTATTTCAATGACGCTTCAGGTGTTTTAAAAGTTGGTGATTTGGTTTACGTTTGGGATTCAAGCGTACCAACAGCATCATTGTTAGTAGTGCTATCAAATGCTTCTGGCGTTGTTGACCTTTCAGATGGTACAGCAATTGCAGTAACAGATGGCGACTAATTATTAACTACCGAGGGGACTTCGGTCCCCTCAACTTTAAGAGGGCATAATGGCAAGTGGTGATTCAAACATAACAATCTGTAATCAAGCCTTGAATTTATTAGGTGCAGATGTTATATCTTCATTTTCAGACACAAGTAATGATGCCGCTACAGTATGCAACAATATCTACGACACAATCAAGAAACAAACATTATCATTGTACCCATGGTCATTCGCATTGACCAAAGTACAATTAGCAAGGTCCTCAACTACTCCCATTAACGAGTGGTCATACCAGTACGACTTACCTGCAACAGCAGTAAGTGGTACACCTTTGCAAGTTTACAATTCAAGTGCAACCAGAGTGTTGCCAATACAAAACTATGAATTACTCTATACAGCTAGTGGTCCAACCATAGCTACTAATGAATCAAGTATTTACATAGATTATATTACATCAGGTATATCAGAAGGTTTGATGCCTTCATACTTTGTTCAACTCTTAGTTTATATGATGGCTTGGCATTTAGCTGAACCTGTTACCGACCAAACAACCAAAGCAGATTATTGGAGAGCAGTTGCTTTAGGTGGTATGGCAGAGAATGGTAGAGGTGGTTACTTCCGACAAGCTATGAATATAGATGGCAGAGGCAAACCTAATTACGCTATAGTAGATTTCCCATTAGCTGATGTAAGGTGATGCTATGAGCAGAGCTGTTACCATCCAAACAAATTTTACGACAGGTGAAGTTGATCCATTGCTAAGATCAAGGATTGATATTAACCAGTACACTAATGCACTCGATAAAGCACGGAATGTTATTGTGCAACCACAAGGTGGTTTAGAAAGACGACCAGGATTACAATACATAGATGAGATACCAAGTGCCGCTAGTCCACAAAATGGCACACGTCTTATAGCATTTGAATTTTCTACTACACAAAGTTATATGCTGTTGTTTGTTAATAACAGAATGTATGTCTATAAAGACAAAGCATTAGTAACAAATATCAATGGCAGTGGTAATGATTATCTTACAACAACGATAGGTTCTTCTTTGTTAGATACTATGGACTATGCACAGTCAGTAGATACATTAATTCTTACACATGAAGATATGACACCATTCAAAGTTGTTAGAGGTGCATCACACAGCACATGGACTATATCAGCTATCTCATTTGACTTTGTTCCACAATATGCTTTTAGCCCAACTACAACATCTGGTGCTCACAATCTTACACCTTCTGAGAGAGATGGTAATATACATCTTAGCACAAGTGGTGGTACATTTAGTGCTTCAGATGTAGGTCAGTATGTTGAAGTAACGACAGGGTTAGGTAGAGCAAGGATTGTGCGGTATATTTCATCTAGTGAAGTAGAGGCGGTAGTAGAGATACCATTCTTTGATACAGATGCAAGAGCCGCTGGTGAGTGGTTCGTTGAAAGAGGGTATGAAGATAGTTGGTCAGCAACTAGAGGATACCCAAGAACAGTTACATTCCATGAAGGAAGATTATATTTTGGTGGTACTAAGGAACGACCGAATACATTGTTTGGATCACGAGTCAATAGATTTTTTGATTTCAATCCAGGCGAAGCATTAGATGATGATGCTATAGAAGCAACGTTAGATACAGGTAAAGCCAACCCAATCATAGGATTATTCAGTGGTAGAGATTTACAAATCTTTACTAAAGGTGGTGAGTTCTTTGTCCCTCAATCCTCATTAGATCCGATTACTCCTAGTAACATTGTTATCAATGGTGCAACACGAAGGGGAGCTAAGGAAGGTATTAAACCTTTAGGTGTTGAGAGTGGGACAATCTTTATCCAAGCGGCTGGTAAAGCGGTTAGAGAGTTCTTGTTTAGTGATGTGGAATTGAACTATGTATCAAACAACATATCATTATTATCCTCTCATCTATTACAATCACCAGTTGATATGGCATTAAGAAAAGCAACGTCTACCACAGATGGCGATTTGTTATTAGTAGTCAATGGGGATGGAACACTAGCAACTTATTCTATTCTCAAGACACAAAACATTACAGCACCTTCCTTAGCATCAACAGATGGTGAGTTTATTAATTGTGCTGTAGATGTAGAGACTATGTATTTTGTAGTTAACAGAACTATAAATTCAACAGATGTATATTATATAGAAGCATTTAATGATGATAATACTACAGATAGTGCTATACTATTGTCAGGGGGTACATTACCTGGTACGACAACAGTAACAGGTTTGGATCACCTAGAAGGAGAAACAGTTAAAGTTATTGCAGATGATTCTATGCAATCAGATAAAACAGTATCATCTGGGAGTATAACATTAGATGCAGTACCAACTACTTATGTAGAAATAGGCATCAACTATGTGCCAACTGTAACTACTTTACCTGTTGAGTTACGATTACCAAGTGGTAATATAGTAGCACAGAAGAAAAGAATTGTTGAGGCAACCGCATTATTGTATTTGTCTCAGAACTTGACCTTAGATGGCAAAGATTTTGTTTTTAGTGCAGGATCATTCTTCACAGGTCAGAAGAGGAGAAAACCAATGTTGGGATATGATCGTAATGGACAGATGTCTTTTTCACAATCACAACCATTGTTTTTTAATTTAATTGGAATAGAGTTTAAGGTAAGTGTAGGTCAATAATGTTTAGTACATTCTTTAGTGTTTTATCAGTAGCATCATCAATCGGTCAAGCCTTCATGAGCTACCAACAAGCGGCGGCTATGAAAGCATACTATGATGCACAAGCTGATATATCACGATTACAATATTCACAGAAAAGAGTAGAGGCTAAGGAACAAGGCGTTCGTGTATTAAAAGAAACCAATAGAGCTTTAGGTGCCGCATTAGCACAGGCGGCGGCAGGTGGTATATTATCTACAGAAGGGTCTGCTCTGATGCAACAAAGTATATCCTTAAGGGGTGGGGTAGAGGACTTTAACTTAGCTACATTTAATGCTGAAATATTAGATAACATGGGTGCTTTAGAATATTCCAACTTAAGACAAGCTGGTCAGACACAAATGACAGGTGGTTTGTTGGGTGCATTAGCTGGATTTGGAACAAACATTACCAGTGCTTATCAAGGCGGTTTATACAGTGGATTCGGTGTAACACCACCGAAGAAGGAGGGGTAAGATGCCACCAAGAAGAACCACATATCAATCAGGTAGAGTAGGAATGGTCAATATACCTAATGTTGACTTCTCACAATATAAAGCACAGGCTAGTGTTTTTTCTGATCTAGGGAGCAGGCTAGATGCACTGACAAGTTTTGCTATTGAAAGGGGGTCAGAAGAAGCGGCAATAAGAGCAGAAAGAGATTTCTTGCAAACAATAGAGGACAATCCTGAATTTGTTAGTAACTTTATACAGGCTAGTGAAGAAGAAAGAACTGATTATTTGGGGAATGACAGCTTTACTGTTTATGGAAAGAAAACAAGGAAGTTAGGCATAGACCTAATTGCTAATGTTTTAAACACAGAAGGTAAGTTGGCGATCAAAAGGGATATGGTTTTAGCCGATCAAACTGACATGGATCCTGATGAGTTCTTACAACGAATCACTGCTTTAGGGGATGGGATTGCACAACCATTACAGAATGTTGCTCCTGATAAATACTTATCAACTAGACAAGATTTACAGGGAGTGGTTGGGGAAGTGTACCTAGATTATTTAGGTAAATTTAGAGATAAAAGAACTGCTGAAGAAACAGCTAGATTATCTCAATATACAGAAGACGCTGTCATAGCTATCCCAATGGAAGGAGATATTGCATTAAATCTTGATAATGAAATCAATAGAGTTACACAAGAAGGCTTAA